TAATGCATATATTACCTCATAATAAAAGTCATCACTTCAGCAGTGATATGTTCTCCGACTAGTTCTGCCGCACGCAATACTGATGTTTCATCATTAGCTATTTCAAGAATACGAGTTATAAAAGCTTCATCATCCATATTACAATTATCTAATTGTAAGTTCAGTTCTCGGTACGTCTTCTTACAATAAATGCATTGACCTCCGAGTCTCGGGAAGCTATGTTTACAAACTTCAGTAGACATAAATTCAATCCACTTGTTCAACAGTATACGGATGAATAGTCGAGTTAATACCTAAACGTTTAGCATAGCGATACTGTGCTTCAAGTCGATCCTGTGCGAACACAAATTCTGCTGGTTGGTTAACTAGCTGTACCTTATACTTATGCTCTCCTGCCACTCGACTTTGTCCGACAAAGGGTTCCGGATTCGGGATGAAGTCTGGTGACTCCTGATCGCTACTAACCGCAAAGAGTTTCGGAAATAGACCGGTCGGCTTCACTTCTTTTGTAATACCTTCGCTGCGTTCCATCCGAGTAGCGAACACATCACTTCCGCCGGCAAGTCGAGGATTACCCATCGGGATATCGGCAGTGTCTACAAACCCCGCATTCTTCCTACGCTTCAAGATGAACTCTTTTTCTTCGGCCGTAAGTTGTAGCATTAGATTATCAGTAATAGCCGGATTACCGGTCGGTGCTTTCGGTTCCAATCCCGGCAATCCTGAACTGATTGCAGACGGACCTATACCCTGTACACCTGCATCCGATATTGCATCTACTTTCGGAGCAACATTAGGATTGACTGCCGGCGGTTGCGGAGAATTATCTAGCTTCTGCTGTGCAGATTCGACAGCTTTTTCGCCCGGCTTACCAAAAGAGAATTGCGGCATATGTCACCTTAACGATAACTAATTATAAGATAGAGATAACTAGTCGAAGCAATCACGCAGTATAACCGTACACAAGATATCGCGGTTCGGCGACACAAGCCGCACCAAATCCACTAGCTTTAACACTCAACACAATATCCATGTCGAATTCACGCAGATTACCCGGCGGGAGTTGCGTAATAGTAACCGGCCAAACTTCCCGCCACAGCAACGCCTTACGGAAATCGCCGGCGATAACGAGTGAAGAAGCTTGCGTAAGGTTCAATCCACCTTCGTTAATCAGCAATTGTTGTGCATATCGACTAGTATACAGATTCGGCGTATCCGTCAGCGGATTACCCGAAATCAACGTATCGACTGCTGCGTTACTAGTCGAACGAACTTCAGTTGCATTGAACACTCGACGCATATCGTAGATACGAGTCGGAATAACGAACACATCTCGAATCGTATTCTGAAGTGGATAACCAGTCGAAGGATCGGTTTGATTGAGCAAAGTCTGCTCAAGCGTATTCATACTTCGCCAATCAGTGAAGGCGAAAGTAGTTAGCTTGTTAATAATCGAGCCGCTAGTATTATAAGTGTTCGCGGCCGTGCCGTTCGCAGAGTACGGGTTCACGATGCCGAGCAACACACGAAGCTTAGCTCTCGCTTCAAACATGCCAGTCTGTTCACCGACAGACGCAGCAGAATCGTAAATCTGTTTCGTCTTATCAGCGAAAACCATTTCAGCAGTAACGTTACACTGCTCGCCGAATTTTACTGGTGCAGGATATTCGACATATTGCTGACCAAAGATCGTATTTGGATACGGCATTGCTTGGTTAACAACCATAGCGATATCATTCACTCGCGTTACGATTTGCTCACGTTCTGTACTAAGATTACCGTTAGTGATCGGCACAGTACGGAAGAAAGTATTTACGCTCTGCACTTCAAGCTGATACTTATCACGAATCATCGTGAGAAGGATTTGACCTTGTACAGCAGCGAAGTTCGACGTATCGACAACCGATTGTTCACGCAGATTCATCCGCCAAGTCGGATCGGATTGATACGCTACAAGATTCTGATAATAGCTATCGCCAATCATCCCTTCGGCCATACCACGAATGGATAGCTGATACGGGTCGATCTTCTTTTCTTTTACTGCTTCATTGAAGATAGCCAACCCGTTCGACGGACCATGATTCTTGAAAGCTTCACGAAGCTTCATACCTACTTGTTTCATTGACGTACTCGATTGATGGTAACTGGTTATTAATATTGGAACTGGTTACAGCTAACCAGTTACCATAAAAGCCTAGACTAACTACTGATTACTAGTCGAAGTAATCAGTAACTTCCGAACGCATTAGAAGTCGGCACCCAGAGTAGACACGATAGCTACTCGTGCAGTAGTTACAGCAACACCGAAGGAACTTTCGACTGCTCGAAGAATACCAGTAGTAGAAGCGGTAGTAACATTAGTAAACGTAGTATTAATCAAAGCGTTGCCAGTATCTTTAGTTGGTGCAAACCAATCACCAATTGCAACTACCGCTGACACAATCGGAATATCGTAGACACCTTGAATACACGTCCGGAGAACGTTATCAATGCTGTTACCTGGAATCCTAGCAATGTTCGCGGCTTTGATTTGATCGGCAATGCCAAGAAACACAGCTTTAAAGTCTGCTCTAGTAGTAGCTAGGTCAGTGTTCCAAGTTTGATCCGATGGCAAAACAAGCAAGTCGCTTGCCATACCAACAGCGTAGTTATCGGCTACAGCTTTAGCAGTAGCGACACGAGCATTCACATAACTCCGCGTTCCATATCGCCAGTTACAAGTCGGCATGGGAAAATTCTCCATTTACTGCTGTGGATACCGAATAACCGGCCAACAGCAAGCAAAGATTTAACTTCCGAAGTATTTGTTAGCGAGTTCTTTCACGCCACCACTACCAACTCCATCGTTAAGTTGCGGAGCGGAATGAGGAGCGTTCTGCTCACGCAAAGCAAACTTCGCACGATCATCAATCAAAGCTTGCACTTCTGCGTCGTCTTTCGCATTAGCAAGTTGATTCTTGAAGGTAGGAGTGATGTAAGTATCATCCTTAAGAACTTCTTTTGCCTTCGCTTCGCGGAGAGCGAGAAGCTTTTCATGCTCAATCCGTTTCTTTTCCGTCGCTTCGCGGATTTGAAAATCGTCGACAGTTTTAGCAAGCAAGCGAATATATTCAAACTCACTCTTGCTAGCGATTTCTAGTGCATACTTAAGCTTGTTATCTGCACTCTGTTCACGGAGTTTCACGTCGATTTCAGTGTGTGGATTCTTCGGCGTTTCGACAGTGGCGGTTGCCGGAGTTGACATCGTAGTTTGCTCTTGAAGTTTAACTGTAATACTACCGGGCAAAGTAATAACTGTATTAGCGGGAAGATTCTTTATCCAGTCGAAGCCATTCGGCAACTGCAAACGTTCTTTACACACACTCTCTTTAAGATTCCAAATACCATTAGTCGTTGCCGGTTGATCTACCACGTCGAATGAGTCAGTTTTAATGATCTTCTCGACTAGTTTCATTCCATCAGGTAACGGTCGCCCTCTCCCATCGGCAATAATACTAAAACCGATACGATGCGGGATATTCAAACAGGCCCATTTAAAATCTTCTGCACCAGCGTGTTTAGTGTTAAAGTGATATTCTTTTGCACACAACTCACCAGCAGAATTCTTATATGGTCCACTGAATCGGCCGAAGTTCTCTCGTAGCTTTCTAGTATTGTCATTCGGATCGTTAGAATGATCGATGTAACTACCGGCTGATTCGACTAGTTTGAAAGCATCGTCAATAGCTTGATCGGAATATTTGAATCCGTTCTTGCTAGTCTTTCCTAGCAAGACAACATCATAGACAATACCTTTATCCCAGTCGAAACGGGTACGGGAGTTAATCCCCGCTAGCGTTGAAGCTTCTCGTAGTTGTAGATCAATTTCGTCCACTAGCTACCCTTATCTGTGTTGACAGGCGGTTTTGAGTCTCCCGCACCCGCTACGGGTATATTCGTAGCCACCGGGAAACTTTTCTTACAAATGTCCAGGGGCAATCCGAGAAGTAGTGAGATAAGTTGATATCCTGCCGTTTCATCTAATGTCTTACTACCCATTGCATAGAGATAACTAGAGACAGCTTGCATAGTTGGCACATCAAACTTAGTACGACCTTCTTTAAATTCTTGCAATTGATTCGACGCTACTTCATCAGGATTAAATCCTTGCTCATGTTGAATAGTAATCGTATCTTTAGCACCCATATCGTAATAGACTTTGTTCATATTCGCTTCTTCAAGCTTGTCTCTAGCAACAATTGCTGGCCCTTTAGCCACAAGCTTAAGCATGGAGATAACAGCTTCCGGCAGAATCCTCCTCTTCACTGCCCATACAATCGCACGCCAATAGATACTTTGCCGCCAACCACTTCGACCCGTTACCCAAAGTCGATGCTGTTTTCGCTGCATCTTAGTAAAAGCTTTAGTCGAAGGTGCTTCAACAATGAATGCATTATTATATTTAGCATCCGCAACGGCCGCAAACATCCATAGTGGCATCTGAAAGCGAGTTGCAATAGCTTTCAGTTCCTCTTGCAATACACCTACAAAGTCATCACTCCCGATCTGCGGCGGCGGGAATGTATACGACATATTACTACCATGTGTAACAATTTGCCCGTCGGCAAATGTTTCTACACTCTGTGCAGTGCCGTTCGCATCCTGTCTTTGCTGTCGAGACGCAGTTAGATTTTGCATCAATGCCGTTGCCGTCTGCGAATCGACGCCAGTGAGAGTACGAATAAGAGCGATCTTTGCCCGTGTTCGTGCCATCTGCGTTAGCGATTGCAATAACGCTTCACAACGTCTAAGGTTCGGCTCGACTGGTAAGAAGCTAGGATAGCCACGTTTACCACTAGAACGATTGTTCCACATTCCATGTACAACCTCATTCGCTGGTATTCTCGTGGTGGCACTACTCTGATACGGTTTTTCGACAACGTGGTATGCAATAGGAGTTAATACATCATTCTCCGGAGTTTCAATTCCGAAAGACATTGCAGGAGATAGATTATCACCAAACGGAGGTCGAATGTGTTCAGGCTCAATAAATCGCAACTGTGTCATCCCATCTTTGCCGTAGAATAGTCGAATAAACCATTCTCCATCTTCATCAGAACGCAATACGCTTTCTGACATCATATCTTCAATGGCGTTCACTTCTTTGAAGATATCGAGGAAATCAGTTACTTGCCTTGCCAAATCAATAGTCTCTTTAGTATTATCTTCTGCATATCGTGCCTGAACTTCTACGCCGTAACCATCTTCTCCGCATACATAATTGACTCGATTCTCTGTTGCACCGATAGCGAATTCGTTATAACGGCATAATCCACGCGATTTGTATTGTGCTGCCCACAATTCCCATACTGTACGGTATACAAATGGATCTTCTCCACGGCCATAATTAAACCCAGTATTGAGAATGATTCCATTTTGATAGACGTATTGCTGCTCATAAATACTACCTAAAGTATTATTAAGAACGCTAATCGCTTCGCGGAGAGCAATTTCCATCTGCGGCGGGTTGTTCACGGGATGCCTTGCGTTATAATGAAATGGGTGTGAGCGTAGGAATATCTGGTGTGGTTACTGATTCCTGATAACTAGTCAAGACAACTACGCAGGTAGATAGAATGCCATAGCGAATGCATCTGCAATATCAGGCGAGATACCTAGTCGATCCTTTATATGTGCTTTCGGTTCTAACTTTCTCTTCCCTTGTTCATCAATACGATAGCGGGGAGCAGTTAGCTCCCTCCGCAACTGCGACAGAGTATTGTCATCCAGTCGAGTCAAGTCGATCCCTTTCCCTTGTTCAGCCGAAAGTATCATCTCGACTACATTAAACCATAGGAACGTTCGCATATTTCCCGTTCTACCTTCAAATGGTGGTTTACTATTCATGTGTAGACCAATCACTCTATATCCGGGCATATGGTCCAGAACACCACCGCCATAACCGCCAGTATCATCAATAAAGATTGGCGAACTTCTCCGTTCCTCTTCATCAACTGCATACTTATGCATGAGAAGCTTCAACCGGTCGATTACATATACGGAATCCCGCTTTTGAAATGTCTCGACATGCAACACGCATGGTCCACGTCGAACGACAATCGCGGTTCTGTCTGCACCGAATCTTGCAATATCGCAGCCGATTACTAATTGCCAATCGTCGGATAGCGGATACATACGATTTATACATTTATCGACCTGTGCAGGTGATAGAATGCTTTCTGTCGGCAGTAGAGGCCAACGACCTAAGATTTGTGCTTCAAATGCTTGTGTTCTAGGACGCCAATACATTCCCGTTCCCTGCGGGAATTCAAAACAAAATTGTTTTTCTTGTTCGTCTAGTCGTTCAGTAACAAAGTCGCATCCTGTTTGTAATCTATCCAATACCGTTTCAAGGGTAATTGCTGATGGTATGGGTGCAGGCAACCCCTGTAGTTCAGCGGCAATATTTGGGTGTGTAAGAGCAGATAAACGATATACATGCCAATTACCTGTTTCTTCTTCGCTATAAGGCCAAGTCGAAGGATCATTAGGGTTATAGCAACAAATCCACGCGTGACCTTGCTGCGGTTTAGCCATCGTTTTACCACGATTCACAAACTCGTAGTCAATTGCTGTCGATTCATCGAACATTAAGCATACATTATGTTCGTGTCTACCTTGAAAAGCATCAGGGTTATTAGTTGTGAATCCGTGGATATAGTGATCGGCTGCTGTTTCTGCCCTACTATCTTTAGGTTTAAACCCATCGATTTTTGGCTTAGAAACTCTCAATTCTTTGAATACGCCATTCTTTACTTGTGCGTCTGTTGGTCCCGTAATCATTGTGATACCGGGATTATACTTATCATAGAAATATCTAGCATAAGCTGACATAAAAAATGATTTGCCAGTGTTATTAGCAGACGGAACCAATACTCGATATGGATAAGTTTCAAGTAGCTTAGCTATATGTAATTGATCGCCTGTCATTGCTACTTTCATCCAATCTCGACAATACGAGTCGAACCCGCGATCCAGACAGCGTTTCAGTTCCGCTGTCTGCTGATATGCATTGCTAGCATAGGCAGCTTTCGCTTCCTTCCAAGCTTTCTTAAGGTGGCTATTGATGTTCATGCTTTTTCACTAACAATTTCATAGTATTGACTCCGTAACTCTTCTAGTCGAGCATGTGAAACACCGGCCGTATAAAGTTCGCCGAAAAGAGCTAGAATGAAGTTCGCTAGGCTGTGCTTTATCTTTCTCTGCTTCTCTGCTTCTAACTCAATAGTCTTAAGTCTCTTCTCAAATGAATCCGTTCGATACTTTAAGTATGCTAGTATTATTGACCCAGCTATCGCTAATGGCGTACCAATAGCGACGGCCGCACTTCCTGAATCACCTTCTCCGAATATCATCTAGCTCTCTCAAACCACTTGTCAAATTCATCGGCCGGGATTACTTCGTAATGATCGTCAAGCTTTACTATCCAGTCTTCTATATTTAATACTTCCCAATCATCTTCATCTTTATTTTTTATTGATAACTGAGTACCAATAACCCCCCTAATTAAGTCTTCTCCAATAAATTCTTTCACTTCCTCTATGTTCTCTCCCATCCACTGCACACCAGTTACAGCAACCGATTTAGTAAAAAGTCGAATCATTAGTGGTTATTCTCTGTATATTATACTTTCACTATATGTATACTATCTATTGGATGATATTCTATAGTGCTATTTTGAGGAAAATATACTGCATATTCAGTAGCAAGTTTATGGCATTTCTTCGCCCATATTTTAAATCCTGATGGAAGCACTTTACCAGTTCTCACTTCTATCCGTCTTACTGTCAAATCTCTTACCGCAACTATATCGAAAGGGCCATTAGGAGATTGACAACGATATACATGCCAACCTTCTTCCATTAGTTTAGCACAGACAATCAATTCAGATATTGCACCAGTAGTTCCCGTAGATAAATTAACATCTGGATACGCTTTATTAGATACTTTCTTTTTAGGAATTTTCTTAGCTTTAGCTTGCTTGTTGCTATTTACTTTACATTTAGGACAATATTTAGTTGTGCCGCTACTAGATTTAGGTACGAACTGTTCCGAACATATAGCACATTCTTTGAAAGAAACTAACTTCTTTAATAGTATAGGAGTAGCCACTTTAATCACTTTCATCGACACTATTCCTCCCCTGTAGATTTCTTAGCGATATCTAATAATCGTTTCTGCACTTCCGGAGCAATTACTTTTGTCGTTTGGTCGTCCGTGCTAATTTCCTGCGTCGATTCTGCCGGCACTTCTTCGAGATTTACGGCAGACACCCTCACACCCCCTTCGGACGCATCCACGGAGCGAGCAGCCCGGTTAGAATCGATTCCAGCGGAACCGCTCTCTTCTTCCCCCT